CTTCAAGAAGCAGTAGACGATCTATGATCCGTGTTCAAAAAGATAGAATACAATTTGACGATTATACTCTTTATGCGACTCCCACTGGATTTTCCTTTGACGGGAGAATAGTTGCATCAAATTTTATAAATCTATTTCAGGGAACTGTTTCTGGATATGCTAGTGGTGGATATAATGGATCAGCGGTAGGGACTATTGACAAATTTCCATTCGCAACTGATACGAATGCAACTCCAGTTGGTAATTTAAGTCAGACACGTTTTTTTGGTGCTGCGCAATCTTCAAAAACGCATGGGTTTCATTCTGCAGGTTATAATGGGAGTAACGTTAACACCATTGATAGATTTCCGTTTGCTGTAGATGAAAATGCAACAGATATTTCTGATACTACAACTTCAGTTAGATCTCATTCAGGTCAATCCTCTACAACACACGGTTATAGTAGCGGTGGATTAACTTCGGTTGATTCTAATGTTATTGACAAATTTCCATTTAGCGTAAATCAAAACGCAACTGATGTTGGCGATTTAACTCAAGCAAGATTTGGCGTCGCTGGACATAATTCTAGCGTCAGTGGGTATGTTTCTGGCGGATTAACATATCCGCCATATACTAGTAGAGACACTATTGATAAATTTCCCTTCGCCACTGATACAAATGCCGTAGATGTCGGAAACTTATCTCAAGCAAGATACTATCCAGGAGGCGTTTCTTCTGCAACAAATGGATATACTGTTGGCGGAAATTTATTTTTTGGATCACCTCCGAGTGCCAGCGTTAATATTATAGATAAGTGGCCATTTGCTGCCGATACAAATGCAACTTCTATTGGAACTTTGTCTCTTCAAAGATCTGGGCTTGCTGGTTCTTCATCAAACACTAATGGATATTCTTCTGGTGGACATTACGTTCCATCTTATCCTGGTACATATAGTAACGTCATAGATAAATTTTCGTTTTTTAGTGACGCAAATGCAACAGATATTGGCGACTTAACGCAAGCAAGACAAAGTGTGGGGCATCAAGTATGACCATTCGCATTTACGACAATAGAATTGATTTCGGCAACTATAGTTTATCAGTTGACAATATAGGCATTTCTGTCAAATCATCTTATTCAAATTCCATGGGAACGTTGACCGCCACTTCAATCGAAGCATTAAACTACCCATTTCAAGGAACTGTGTCAGGATATACGAGTGGAGGATGGCTTCCTCCTGGATCTAACGTTATTGACAAATTTTCTTTTGTGTTTGCATTGTCTAATGCAACTGACGTTGGAGATTTAACTCAAGCCAGATGTTTGTTGGCGTCTCAATCATCAGCAACCTATGGTTATTCAACAGGTGGATATCTGGGACCACCATTTAGTAATGTAATTGACAAATTCCCATTTGCAATACACAGTAATGCAACAGATGTTGGTGATTTGACACAAGGTCGATATGGTCCAGTTGGTCAATCTTCAAATACTGCAGGATACAGCAGCGGTGGCATTACACCACCAACCAGAGCAACTATTGATAAATTTCCATTTGCTGTTGATTTAAACGCCACCTCTGTTGGAAGTTTATCTCAAGCAAGATATTATTCAACTGGACATTCATCAACTACTCATGGATATACTGCTGGCGGAACCAGTTCAAATGTCATTGACAAATTTCCATTCGCATCGGACGCAAATGCAACAGATATTGGAGATATCTTATCTGCTTCTGCATATCAAATCGCCTCAGGCATTTCTTCTCAACATCATGGTTATGTGACTGGTGGTGGTTGGCCAGGAACTGTTAGCAATGTGATTCAAAGGTTTTCATTTATCACAAATCAAAATTCTTCTGATATTGCTGATTTGACTCAAGGTAGGTACGGTGCAGCTGGAACTTCTAGTACAACTCATGGTTTCACTGCAGGTGGTGCTGTTGCGCCATATACGGTTCAGAACACTATTGATAAGTTTCCATTTTCTGCCAGCGACGGTGCATATCTTTGCGTTGATCTTGGCGATCTTACTCAATCTCGTGGATATATGAGTGGGCAACAAGACTAATGGCTATTAAAGTTTACAACAATAAAATTATGATCGGATCATACACGATTCAAGAAGGTTCAGGCGGGCTCGTGTTTGATGGATCGATCAAAGCAGAATCATTACTGCGCGAAGGATCATTTCAAGGAACAGTTGCAGGATTTACATCTGGTGGTTGGCTTCCTGGTGGATCAAATGTCATTGACAAATATCCATTTGCCACAAGCACATCAAACGCAACAGATCATGGCGATTTAACTCAGGGTAGATATGGTTGCACATCTCAATCTTCAGATGTACATGGTTACACTTCTGGAGGAATTAGTGGACCATCCTCTACCAATACTATTGATAAATTCACATTCGCTAATGCAGGAAATGCATCCGATGTTGGTGATTTGAGTGAAATTGTGTATACTGGCGGAGGAAGTTCTTCCAAACAGTTCGGAACTGGTTTTGGTGCTGGAAGCGCACTTCCAGCATCAAGTAATATTATACAAAAAATTCCTTTTGCTGTTGATAATTTAGCCTTTGATATTGGGGATTTAAGTGTATCTAGAGGGTTTGCTTCTGGCCAATCATCATCAACTCACGCCTATAATTCTGGCGGCGAACCTTCAAATGGAGCAACTGCAGTTAATGTTATCGATAAATTCCCGATGGCTGCTACAAGTTATGCATTAGCATCTGATGTTGGTGATCTTGCAAGTGTAGCCACACGACACACTGGGCAATCTTCCACTACTCATGGATATTCTAGTGGTGGTGCTACTTGGCCACCTGGAACTTCGGGCAGCGCAATTCAAAAATTCCCATTTGCATCAGATGCAAATGCTACTAGCATAGGAAATTTAACTGCAGCTAGATGGAGTGGTTCTGGTTCTTCCTCCACAGTAGAAGGATATACTAACGGTGGCGCTGGTCCTAGTTTTACAAATGTCACTACTATAGATAAATTTCCATTCTCGACTGATTTTAATGCAGTTAGCGTTGGCGCTCTTTCTGTTGCTAGGGGGTTTGGTTCTGGCGGATTTCAAATTTAGATCGAATAACTAAATATAGAATAAAAACTGAGGTCTCAAATGGCATCTCCATCAACTCGCGAACAACTTAAAGATTACGCTCTTCGTAAACTTGGATTTCCAGTTATCGACATTAATGTCGACGACGATCAATTAGAAGATCGCATCGACGATGCTTTACAGAAGTATCGCGACTATCACTACGATGGAACAGAAGAAATCTATCTTGCAACTCAGTTAACTGCAAATAATCTTGCTAACGGCTACGTCGATGTCTCCGATAATATCGTCGGAATCACTCGAATTATGCCTATCACTGGCGATAGCGTCAGTTCTCAAAATGGTCAAGGATTTAACATCTTTGATATCAATTATCAGCTTCGCCTCAATGACTTCTACAGTTTAACTGCATCGAGTTACACTTACTATTACATCGCTCGCACGCATCTTGCGATGCTTGATATGATCGTGACTGGAGAAGTTCCATTTAGATATAACAAAACTGTGAATCGCGTGACAATCTACATGGACTGGAATGCAAGATTATCTGAGAATGATTATATTGTGATGCAAGCACAAAGAATTATCGATCCGACAGTTTATACAAAAATTTATAATGATTCTTGGGTAAAAGAATATACAGCTGCACTCTTCAAGAAACAATGGGGTGCAAATTTAAGTAAGTATGCAAACTATGCACTTCCTGGTGGTTTGGTCGTCAATGGAGAAGCAATTCTCAGAGATGCAACACAAGAAGTTGAATTGCTGGAGCAGAAACTTCGAGACATTTATGAATATCCACCAATGATGATTGTGGGATAAAAATGGGCACATCAGTATACTTTAACAATCAAGATGCAACTCGTGAGCAGTTCCTCATTGAGGACATGATCATTGAGTCAATCAAGAATCATGGAATTGATGTTTATTATATCCCAAGAGAATCTCAATCTGAACTTGATGATTTATTTGGCGATGATCCAGTCAAATCATTTTCAACAGCCTACTCATTAGAGATGTATCTCGAGTCATTTCAAGACTTCGAAGGCAATCAAGAATTTTTCTCTAAGTTTGGTTTGCAAATTCAAAAAGAAGCTCGAGTTGCTGTGGCTCGTAGAACATTTGAAAGAAATGTTCCAACCGCAGTTCGCAATGTCCCAAAAGAAGGTGATTTGATTTATCTTCGTGTTCAAAAGAAGTTACTTGAAATCAGATTTGTTGAAGAAGAAAAAAACTTCTTCCAAGCAGGTAAACAAGCACCGTATATGTACGGACTAAATCTCGAAGTCTTTAGATATAATGGCGAACGACTTACAACTGGAATTGAAGAAATTGACAACGTTGCAGACAGTCGCGCCTTCGGTATTGAGTATACAATGCAGGCAGGTGGATTTGGAACTTATCTTGAGCACGAGATTGTTTATCAAGGACTCACTCTTGAAACAGCAACTGCGAAAGCGTATGTTTCAAGTTGGGATCGTCCAACTGGAAAGTTAACTCTTAGAAATATCAAAGGATCATTTGCTGCAAACTCAATTGTAAGAAGCACTGCATCAGGCGCAGCTTGGTTTCTTGCAAGTGGAAATCCACAAGAGAACAAACCAGATCTGTTTGATAACAACGTTCTCATTGAAACAGAAGCAGATAACATTCTTGATTGGACTGAAACAAATCCATTCGGAACTACAGACGAGAATTTCTGATGTTATCAAATCAACATTTTTATCACAGAATTACTCGAAAGATGGTCGTCGCATTCGGCACCATGTTCAATAATTTAAGATTACATCGTTATAATTTAGCAGGTACAACTGAAATTGAAAGAATTACTGTGCCGTTAAACTATGTCACTAAAGAAAAGTTTTATCAACGTATTACACAAGATCCAAAACTTGAAAAAGAAGTTCAAATTACGTTGCCTAGAATGTCATTCGAATTGAGTTCTATTGCATATGATCCGTCTCGTAAGATTTCTCCATACATTAGACAATTTGGTGCATTAGATAGCACGTCGCTTAAAACTGTTACGATGGCACCATATAACTTTAATTTTCAGCTGTATATCTATGTTAGAAATACAGAAGATGGAACGCAATTGATTGAGCAAATTCTTCCATATTTTAATCCTGACTATACAATGACATTGAATTTGGTAGATGTTGGAAATCCAGTAGATGTTCCGCTGATACTTCAAAGCGTTGATTACAATGCTAGTGGCTCTGATGGTGCACCACAAGAGTTAAGAATATTACAATGGAATCTTGGATTTCAAATGCGCGGATATTTGTATGGACCAGAAAGTAACGTGAGAGTCATTCGTCAATCAACAGCAAATACATTCCAATTTAATACAAGCAATACAGGTCCACAAGCATTCTTAATGTCAAGTGGAACTGGAGATTATCAAGCAGGTGAGTTGGTTTATCAAGGAAGAAATGTTGACGGTGCATCTGCCAGTGGATTTGTCTCTTCATGGGATACTGTCGCAAATACATTGATTGTGAATGATATTTCTGGATCATTTGATGTGAATACAAGAGTAACTGGAGCTGTAACAAATACATCATATGTCTTATCAAGTTATAGATCTGCTGCAGATTATCAGTTAAATAGCATTACAGTCACACCAGACCCAAACACCGCAAATGCAAATACTGCATTTGGATTTGACATAGCAATAGAAAGTGCACCTAACATTTCATAATTTATGAGCGAAACAGATAAAAACCTAGCAGAAATTCTAAACACTGATTATGTACCTGTTGTAAAAGAAGACAAGCCCATAACAGTTCATCAAGATTCTTCTGAAAATCCAGACGCGAATTATTCTCGTGCAAATTATTACAACCTCATTGAAAAAGGCAACGAAGCCCTTGACGGTATTCTTGAAGTTGCTCGAGAATCACAACACCCAAGAGCATATGAAGTTGCTGCAAATATGATCAAGAATCTCTCTGATGTCACAGAGAAACTCATGATTCTTCAGAAACAACAACATGATTTAAAACCAAAAGAAGCAACACAAACAAATATTAATGTTGATAAAGCAGTTTTTGTTGGATCTACAACTGAGTTGCTAAAGAAATTAAAGAATGAATCTGCCAGCTAAAATTAAAAATTATCTTGGTAATCCCAATTTAAAACGAGTCAATATGCCAGTATCACTTACGGAGGATGAAGTCCGTGAGTTTTTGCGTTGCTCAGAAGATCCGATTTATTTTATCGAGCGTTATGTGAAGATCATTACACTTGATAAAGGTTTTGTGAATATCTCATTGTATCCGTTTCAGAAAGAAGCCATTGCAGATATTAACGAAAATCGTCGTGTAATATTAAAAGCAGGACGTCAGCTTGGCAAAACAACCATGGTTGTTGGATATATTCTTTGGTACATCTTGTTCAATCAAGATAAACTTGTCGCAATTCTAGCAAACAAAGCACCAACAGCGCGTGAAATTTTAAGTCGCATCAAGATTGCATATGAAGCATTACCACTTTGGATTCAACAAGGCGTTAAAGTTTGGAACAAGGGTGACATTGAACTTGAGAATAACTGCCGTGTGATGGCAACGTCTACTGCCTCAAGCGCAATTCGTGGTTACTCTATTTCGCTTCTATATCTTGACGAATTTGCATTCGTTCCAAGTAACATTGCTGAAGAATTCTTCACCTCTGTATATCCTACGATTTCTTCTGGTCAGTCCTCTAAGATTCTAATCTCTTCAACTCCGAATGGAATGAATCACTTTTATAAAATGTGGACAGAAGCAACAGAAGGTCACAATGGGTTCATGCATATTGAAGCCAATTGGAGACAGGTTCCAGGTCGAGATCAAAGATGGGCGGATGAGCAGCGGCGAGTTCTTGGTGATCAAAAATACTATCAAGAAGTTGAATGTGAATTTATGGGTTCTTCTGGAACTCTTATCTCAGCGGCAGGGCTTAAAAGTCTTGCATTTGTGACACCATTAAGCAAAACAGAAAGCGGAATTTCGATTTATCATCAACCAGTGACTGGAAGAAATTACATCATTGTGGCTGATACATCTCGAGGTAAGGGTTTAGACTACTCGGCTTTCGTTGTGGTAGATATATCGAAGATTCCATATACTCTGGTCGCGACCTATAAAGATAATAACATCAGCCCTCTTGTTTATCCGAGTATTATTAAGAGAATGGCTGAGTATTATAACGGTGCCTATGTTCTCGTCGAGATCAACGATAATGGTCAGCAAGTTGTCGACTCTTTATTCGAAGATTATGAGTATGAAAACATTCTTTCGACGGTCGAAATTAAAAATAGAATGAGCCTTACATGGGGATATGGTAAGAA